AAAGATGACGTATTCCAAGAGAATGCAGACATCGAAGCCGCAAAGAAATCTAATGATAAAATCCAACAGAGCATTGACAGTCTAACAACTAGGCAGTCAGCTTGGAATACTCAACACGATACTGATCTAGAAAAGATCGGTCGAGCTATTATTGAATTAGAAAGTGTAGACATTGATACTGAACTAGTGAAGCATGCCGCACTTAAAATTTATGAAGAGCAAGCCGCTAAACTAAAGAGTTTGAACAAGGAGCGGGCTACGTTAGATAGCGCGATAGCGCAAGCGGAGAGAAGCGTAAAAAAGTACGATGACGAGCTTGCTAAGTTGAAAGACAAAAAGTGTCACGCTTGCGAACAAGAACTACATGATCACAAACATGAAGAAATGTCCAACAGTGCGGTACAGCATCTGGGCGAAGCAATGAAATACTTTGATAAAGTCTCTGCTGACCTTGCTAAGATTGTTAAAGAGATTAGTGGCATTGGCGATATTAATGGACGTCCTAATACATATTACGATAGTATTGAACAGGCTCTTAAACATCAGAACAATCTTAAAACTCTTGAAACTCAATTAACTGTTAGAGCCGGAGAAGTTGACCCATATCAAGAACAAATTGACGAGTTAACCAGCACTGCCTTGCAAGAAATCACGTGGGATCACGTTAACGAACTTAATAATTTAAAAGAGCATCAAGAGTTTTTACTTAAACTGCTGACCAGTAAGGACAGTTTTATCCGTAAAAAGATCATTGACCAGAACTTGGCTTATCTTAATAACAGATTAACCTACTATCTTGATCGGATGGGATTACCACATACTGTGCAATTTCAAAACGATCTTAATGTTGAGATCACACAGTTAGGACAAGATCTAGACTTTGACAACCTGTCACGTGGCGAACGTAATAGGCTTATACTTGGCTTGTCATGGGCATTCCGTGATGTGTGGGAAAGTCTGTATCAGAACATCAACTTGTTGTTTGTTGACGAGCTAATTGACAACGGGCTTGATGCGTCAGGTGTTGAATCAGCACTGGCTGTGCTTAAAAAGATGGCACGTGAGCGACAGAAAAATATTTTCCTAATCAGCCACAAAGATGAACTCATTGGTCGTGTTAATAATGTACTAAAAGTTATTAAAGAAAACGGATTCACTAGCTACGCAAATGATTTGGAGATCACTGAGTAATGCACCAAGACGAAGAGTTACATGCACAACTGTTGACCAAGTTCAGAGAATACTTTGAAGCTAATCAGCAGTGGGTCAACGAAGGCACCAAAGCTTCGGGCATACGCTTGCGTCAAAAATTAAGTGAGATTAGAAAAATTTGTAGTGCTCGCAGAGTTGCTGTCCGTGAGTGGGGCATTGAAAAAGAAGCACAGCTATTAGCTCGTAAGGAACGGCGTAAGAATAATGACTAGCAAGCAGACAATTATTGCTGATGTACTCTACACCAACGGTGACTCGTGGGTTCACGGTAGTGAACTTGTTGATCCTACATCAGATGTTACTGATCAATTTGCTGTGGTGCATGAGGATTATAGAAAAGCACATTACTTTCCTCGATTGCTAGCCAATGCATTAGGATTAGAATTAGTAGACGGATCGATGGCAGGTGCTGGCAACGACTACATCAGTCGTACAACTCTTAGAGATATTACAAGATTAAAAATGGAGGGGCAAAAGCCGTTTGTATTGTTATCTTGGAGTCAATTGCAACGATTTGAACTCCCGGACCAACACGGAGATTTTTATCGGCCCTATGTCAGTACAGATGAAGCGCACCTTCCTCGGGCAGTTGTAGAGATATGGGCTAAACACTCTTCGGACAAATCTGATCTAGTACGATGGTTGCATCAACTTATTATGATGGATTCGTTTCTAAAAGTTAACGGTGTTCCGTATTTTGGAACTAGTGTATTTCCTAATCCGTATACAACATTAGAATCGTTTATTGAAATTAAGGACTTTGAAGAATATGCACACCAACTGACTGTTAATGTAGACCTAACACGTCATATGCTAAATTTTAGTTTGAAATCTATTTTATTACAATACAACACAGTAGCCTACGGGCCCGGTGGGCATCCGTTGGCAGAAGGCCACGAATTACTAGCAAAATATCTACAGGCACAAATTGAAACTCGATACACAATCAAAACTATACAGGCACCGAGGTAACCAATGATAACTACTTCATGTCATGGACTTATCAAAATGAAATCATTGAAACACTTCCCGAAGAATGTGTTGGTTTCGTATATCTGATAACAAATGTCATCTCTGGACGCAAATATATAGGCAAAAAATTAGCCAAGTTCGCTAAGACTACTTACAAAGTGGTTAAACTTAAGAACGGAACTAAGAAAAAAAAGAAAATACGGTCAAAAATTGATTCAGATTGGCGAGATTATTATGGCTCGAATCTAGAATTAAACGTGGACGTATTGAAATTAGGCAAAGAAAACTTCACTCGAGAAATCCTATATTACTGCACAAGCAAGGCGCAATGCTCTTACATCGAGGCCAGAGAACAATTCACACGCAAAGTTCTAGAATCAAAAGACTATTACAACGGCCAGATTAGTGTCCGTGTACATGGTTCACATATACTCAAAGGCTAATAATTCAGGCTGTTTAATCGCCAAATAAGCCCGCACAGGCGTTGACATTGTGCCCTGAATCCGTTCTGATGTGTGACGGTAAGGAGTATCTGCTTGGCGACAGACCAGTAAACTACTACCCGCAAGGATGAGGATGGGATATGCCTATAACCCGTTTAGTTTATGCAAACCGATTAAAAAGGCTAAAAGAGGGAGAAATACCCACGGCTTGATGTGTGTTAGCGTACATGTTAGGACCCGCCGTTGTATAAAGACTCAGCTCGAGGTACCGGACAACCGCCTCTGTAACGCTGTAACGCTAGTGTGACATGTTCAACTCAGATAATGTTAACATTTTTGCCCGCCAGGGCAAAGTGTGACTGAACAATCTAGATAATATTTAAAGTGCTTCGCACTTAACAGTTCTTAATAAGTAAAGAAGAAAACAATATGCTTGAGCGCAAGCGAAAAGCAGATGAACTTTAGTTCATCTTAATAGAGTAGATAAATATCTAACTGCGAGACAATATATGAAAGTAACTGAAATTATTACTGAAAGCCGTGTTCTGAATGAACAAGTAAGCATGTACCTAAGCTACTTAGCCCGAGCCTTGGAACGAGGTGGCCCTAGTGTATATGCCGGTGTTGATGATGCATTATTATGGATTAGCAAACAACTGGTTAGTAAAGAAGCATCAGTTGCTGCCGCTGAGTTAGGTGAGGCTTGGGCAAAAACAGCAATAAAGATGGGGACTAAAGTTGATGATGCAATCTTGATAGGCGAGAAGCAAGCTGTCAACGCAAGGATTCCTCAAGCAGTTATCGATTCAGCCAAAAAACAAGCCGCCAAAATTTTTGCCAAAGAAAGTGGGCAAGCAACTGGAGCATTGGCCAAGGTTGGCACTAACGCTCAAATTGTCAAAGGATGGTTAGGTTCCAAGTTTGACATGGTTGATAATCTTTTAAAATTATACGGTATTGCTGAACCTATATACACTTGCGTATTAGCGATTAATGCAGACTATGCACGATGGGATTCAAAACAAGATCCTGAATACTTGGCAAACCCTGAATTGCTACAAGGTGACACACAGCATCATATCGATGTGTGCGTAAGAAAGATCCTAGCATTGTGGGCCGGTAGAAAGATATCAGGATTTGTATTTGGTAGAAACGGTATACAACAACTGCCATTCTTAGGTGGAGATAAGATGTCAGCAATGTTTAATAGCTTGGGCGCTGGTGCTAAACTAGCGTTTACTGCTTGGTTAGATTCTGATATTGGTCGTCAAGCATTTGCTGAGTGGGTGGTTGGTGACACATTAGCGGCTGCTGGTTTTAGATTCGTTGCTGACATACTAAGTGGCCTTACTAAAACAGGTTACGATAAGATATTAACTGCTATTGGGTCTGATAAAGCACCGCCTCCAGCTGAGCCAATGGCTCCTCCAGCACTGCGCCCGGTAATAAGCTTCTCGATCATCAAAACTATAGATGTGCAGGAGCTCTTGAACCGTAACGCCTCCCCGCATGTGCCAACTTATTCTAGCAAGTTCTTTTTTAAAGTCTGCTATTTCTCTTTCGAGCCTAACTAAATATTCTTCAATTTCAGAAGCGGGTAATTTAATTAGGCGTTGACGAAAAAATTTGATTGGTCTAAATCAATTGCTAGTGCATCTTCATGTCCGCAATTATTACATTTGACATTGTGGGCTGGCGCTTGCCAAGTTTTTTGATTTGATTCAATATGGGCCGTAATTGCCGCTATTACACTACGGTCAACATTGTTTAGCCACTCAACAATGAACGCACGTTCAGCAACAACTATTTTGCCAGTATCAACACTTTCAATATTTTCAGCAAACACATCATTACGTAGTATTGCTAACTGTTGATAAATTCTATTCAGCTCGGCAGATCTCTCATCAGTATTTTCAATTGCAGAAATTTGTGCCAGCTGTTGCTGTAGTTGGAAATTACGTATGCCAAATTCCGTTGTTTGTTTATAACACAGGGGTTTAAGAATTACTATAAGTTCATCTAATACTAGTTTGTTATCATATTTGCAAGAACTGTAATGATCAATTAACTTAGATAATTCTAATTCGTATTCACTTGGAGTTTTACAGTTAGAACAGTCATTTGATATGTTTATAATGCCGCCATATGTAGCGATACGAATTGCAGTTAACATTATATCAGTATCTAATGATGATAAATCCCATGGATCATCAATTGATGGACAACAGCTATTAATAACTTTAGCTGTGCTTTCTCCTGCTAGTAATGCATCTGGAGTTTTCATTAAAATTTCGTCCATACCAGTCATACCAAATATTGGTAATCTAGCAACATCACCGGAAATACTCCCAGGTTTATTGTATATCCCTTGGCTAGGTAAACTAATAAAGATCTTGGGTTGTCTAAAATACTGCTGTAAAGGATTATTTGCCATTTTGGGCTCCGGATAAATATATCATACAGTATTTATATACGCAGTTTTCTAGGAAAAAATAATGAATGCAGAAGTTAATCTATCCACCCGTTCCATACAAAATCTTACTGATGGTATTGTAGCCGGAATAACCGGTGTTCGGACATCTAGCTTTGGCCAGCAAAACAATAGCCAACAGTCTGCAGCCGCCGGTGGTCGCGGGGTTCAGGAAGACCTCAACCGAATCTTTACTGGCGGCAACAATCTAGTAGCAAGTGTTGGCTTGTTAACTCAAGGAACCTACGGGTTAATACAAGCGAGCGGCGATATTAATAAAGTGATTAGCTTGTTTGGTCCAGTAGGCGGAGCAGTTGGACAATTTGGTAATCAAATGGTGGGTGTTGCTCTTGATACTAACAAGTATAGGATGG